GAGAGGGATGGCTCTCTTAAAAACTCTGTTCGTCTGTTTGTTTTCGTTCCTGGTTGACTTGCTGAACTTTTTCTTGCGCCGATTCTTCCGCCGTGTTCTCGATTGCATTTCAGGTGGGATAAAGCGGAGTCTTCTAGTGATGGGAGTAGTTCTCCGCCGTCGGCTAGTGGGTATTTGTGTTCGGCACTTGCGCCCATGCTTGAGGATCTGGGCAGGTTCATGTCAATATCTTGGCCGCACCTAAAGCAGACGGGTTCGCAGCTAGTCAGGCACATGGTGACCCATTGTTTATATCCTGCTGAGTTGCGTCCTTGTGCGGTCATGTGGTGCGCCGGCTGCCTTGCATGATGCGGTTGAGGCTTTCCATTGGGTAGTCCTTTGCTCTTGCGTTTTCGCGTTGGAACCAGCGTTCGAATGTTGAGGGCCGGCAGTAGGCGCATGGTGTCGTGCTATGTGTGGTGTCTGATGTCCAGCCCATGAAGCAGGCTGTGTGGTCGCAAGGGCAGGCTGCTTGTTTGCAGTGGTTGTCGTATTTCATTTTGTTTCCCCTTTAGTTTTGGTCGAGCCGCCTCGACTTTACTCCTGTCGGAGTCAAGCCGGCTCTCCGTGGTTGTGCGGGTTTAGTGCATTATTCACCCTACCAAGGCGGGGCTAGTGCTAAGCGAGACCAGTGCTATTTCCTCCGTCATGCTGGTCAATCGCTCCCTATGTGGATAACTACGCCGCTCATAGGATCACTCGGCTCTTTCGCCGTTATGGTGGCGTGAGTAGTGCCGCTGCCTGTTCCACTGTGACAGATTCCAGTAGTGCTTCTATTACGTCTGAGGCTTCGCGCTTGCTTAACTCTGTTAAGAGTTGCACCTGCTTAGTGTGGCTTTTAGCTGCGAGACATGCGTTCACGAGGTCCCTTGCCTCGCTTGTGTCTGTGATCCCCATGTCCTTGAGTGTGCCACGTATCTTTCCAAGTTGGGGGCCACTGGCAAGGTTCAGCGCGTCTAAGCGTTTCGCTTCACCGGTCTTTAGCGGGTTGACTGCCGGTGTTTGCCATTGGTCTTCCGGCTGTGTGCCTTTAGTCCTGTCTACGCGCCGGTCTTCAGCCATCCTGATTTCGTGGCTTGTGGCGATCTTTTCTACTGCCATAACTGCCGCTACGGCCCGTCCCCAACATGACGTTTCTAGGTTCATAAGTTCTGATCCGCGAGTGTAGGGAGTCCGCCCGGGGATAAGTTCCCACGCTGTTCCCACGCCGGGTCGTACGTCGTCAGGTGTGCGGTAGGCAAATGCTTGCGCCCACACGAACTGTTTACCGTCTGCCTCAATGAACTCTGGACGGCCTAGCTGGATAGAACCAGTTGGGTAGGCTTCATAGAATCGCTTAAGCCGCTCTGGCACGTCAACGTAATTTCCTAGACGATCGTCATAATCAGCCATTACACCACTCTCCAAAGTATGATCTTGCGCGAATGATTCGAGGCTCTAACCGAGCCGATAGTTCCCTGTATTTGTAAGGCTCCAAGTTTGGCCCAAGAGTTGAACAATGCGCCGATCTGATTCGGGCTACCTACAGGATGTCCACATGATTCCAGTAGATCATCTGCCGTGATACATGCGCCGTAGTTGAGTGACCGGCGCCACTCGGTCGCCCGTAGCGTCCACTCTGGATCTTTCACGATTGCGGCTGTGGCGCGATCTTTGGCCTGTGTGCCATTGACGTATTCGCAGAATGAGCAACCGGTCCCCGTGCATGAATGTACATTCTTTCGCGGTTCGTCAAGATTAAAGAGTGATTCCATTCTTGGCCCCCGCCCTAATCCATGCAGCTAGTGAAGTGACGTCTGCTGGATTGCTTACAACTGTGTAAAGCGCGTCTGCGATCCGGCGTCGTTCCCTATCGAGTTCTACGTCTATTCCTTGGCATAGTGTGCACGATTCTCTCGGCTTTTCAGTGTTTGGATCTGACCAATAGCATGTTACGTGGTGTTGATCGTTCATCGTTTCCCCTTCGATGTGTAGTCCGGCGATCCGATAGGGAGGCTTCCCCTCCTGGCCCATCGGTTGTGCGCTGCCAGCGACTGGTATCGCCGGACTGCTGTTAGTTATAGACCTTCAATGTATCCCGCGTAAGCAACCACGCCGAGAGCGAGCAAAGTAATTGCGAGAAGTGTTAGTTGTCTCGCGATGCGTTGAGGCAATGGTAGCGGCCGCCGTTCCAATGTTTCAGTCCGGATAGTGACCCATTCCAAGAAAGGACTGTCCAGAACGCTTGATCCCACACTGTCCGACTCCACTTTGTGGGGTCTATATGTTGCAACCGATAGCGCATTGCTTTTGCGGTCTTTGACCCATACATTACGCGCCATTCCTTTTCCATCATCCATGCGCTTCCCCTAGCTAGTGATCTGGTGAATTGGTAAGTCCCCACATAATGCCCGTGTGAGCCGGTTCCGGAATAGTTCCATCTCCCTTCACGCTGACCGATGCACTTCCGTAACCCTTCGAAACGCTCGTCGTAATACTTGCCAACGTAGGCACTGGGCTGATAGCCGGTCTCGTGCGTCGTGCTAGTGAGTGGCGTGACGGCAATAACGAGAGCCGCCAACGCCGAGACAACTACTGTCCCTCATGGCTAGTAGCAAGGGTCGTCGCCCCTCGGTATGCATCGACTGATTCTCTGTCGATACGACGTTGCCCACCTGGTGTTCTGATTCCGGTAAGTGCTCCCTGATCGAAATAGCGTGAAATTGAATCAACGGATACTCCGAGCATGTCCGCCGCTTTCCCTGGGCGAATATATGTGGTCATGTTTTCCCCTTTCAAGGATGAACATACACGAATCGTACGGGTTTCGCGGGTTATTTCTTTGGCGTGTTGAAAATAGGCAACGGGAAAGCCCCGCCGTGGACCTCGGCGTACTCCGTGAAAGATATGTGGATATGGTCAAAATGTTTGTAGCCGGATCCGCGCCACTCCCATTTGGAATTAGCATACGATCCACTCGCAACCTGATCATTGAAAACGACGTATTTGATTCGCTGAGAGCCAGGTAAGCCACTAGCCGCATAGTCGACTATCTGATTTGCGAGTGTTTGCGCCATTCCTCGGCCTCGTCCTGACCCTAAGAGATCCGCGTCGATGTCGAGCGCGTGAACGTAACCGTTCTTTGTTGGATTATGGTGGCTAGGTCTGGCCCTGTGTGCGCTATCGCCAATAATGCCATCGGCACCTCGATCGCGTTTAGGCCACCGTTTATCTACCTGCTTGCGTAGCGTGGTCGCTGCTGCACACGGCTTCCATGCGGTCACTGTTCCCCCTCGATTGTGAACTCCGCTGCTGTGGCTAGGTCGGAGAGTGGTGTCTGTTTGCCTACTCCGTAACGCGGGTCAAACTTATTAAGCGCGTTTATCAGAATAGGGATACATGCCGCGCCTACGCCTACAAGTAGCGGGTCAATGTTGGATGTGGTGAGCCATGACAGGATCGCGCCAAGTGCCGCTCCTATCAGTCCTTTAGTCAGGGATGCCGACCACGCGTTCGCGAGCCATCTGCCGATCATGTTTCATCCTTTCCTCGAATGTGCGGAGTTCTTGCCGGACAACTGACCGGATGAGCCACACGTTAGCGACCACCAAGACTGTCACGATGGATAACACTCCCCCAATGAGTGTCACCCAATCAGAGGGCTGCATCCTTTTCTGTTTTCGGTATTGCCTCGACTGGTTGCACTGGTTCTGCAAAGTTCGTGCCATCCCATGTGTAGCCGATGCCAGGGTACACGCCTCGCATGGATGCGCTGTACGAACACTGCACCCATTCACTTTCTAACGTATCAGGGTAGAGGCTCACCATAAATCGCTTGCCTTTCAATTCCGAGTCGTTGCCTGCTGTTGTGGCAATGACTTCGTTAACAACGGGTTCTACACGTTGAACTATTCCGTCTTTTACGTATGCAAAATGTGCCATTTCATCATCCAATCAGAATAAAGATAGTACCGGAACCGCCATTGCCGCCTGCTGCTGAACCTGCGTTTGCGCCGCCGCCGCCGCCCGAACCGGTATTAGCGCTGCCTGCCGAGCCGACGCCTGATGTGCCGCCGTCTCCGCCGCCGCCTGCTCCGCCTTGGTTTACGGTTGCTCCTGCGTTGTAACCGGCTCCGCCGCCGCCGCCTCGTGTTACTGATGCGCCAGTTATAGAATTGGCTACGCCTGCTCCGCCTGCTTGGGAAACGTTTGTTACGCCGTCAACTCCTACTGCACCTGCTCCGCCGCCGCCGCCGCCGCCGCCGCCGCTTGCGGAGGCGCCGCCCTTAAAGCCGGTAAGTGTCGTTGATAATCCACCCGTACCTGTGTTGCCTGTTGAGCCGCCGCCGCTTGCGCCCGGTCCGGCATTTGCTTGCTGCGTTCCCGGGCCGCCGCCGACGGTTGCGTAATTAAATACTCCTGATGGGTTGCCTTTGTTACTTGATGCCGCGCCGCCGCCGCCAATGGTGACTGTGTGAGTAGCCGCTGTGAATGTGACACTTGTCGCGTACAATTGGCCGCCGGCGCCGCCTCCGCCTCCGCCGCCGACTCCGCTTGCGCCTAATGCACCACTGCCGCCGCCGGAAATAACGTAAACGTCTGCAATACCCGCCGCCAAGGTGATCGAACCTGAGCCGGTGAATTGGTAAACAGTTTTACTGCCCACAGTGGTAATGGTCGGACTGCCGGTAGTCGCGCTGACCGTTGCTGTCGCGCTACCTGAGGAAAAAGGGACTGCATACCAAACTGTTGCGTAATAAAGCAAAGTCAGGCCGGTGTATTGAGTCGTAATAGACACGACAGTTCCAGTGACTGTGCCGCCCGTAAACGTCACCGCGCCTGTATTAATGTTTACAACTTTGACTTGCATACCATTTACTAGACCGACACTCGGCAAAGTTACAACCGTAGCGCTTGCCGAGTTTTGCACAATTACTTTGTTGCCCAGAATCTGGGCAAGTGTCACAGTGTGGTTAGTTGTAGATGCGTGCATGTCACCGCCCGCGATTAAGTCAACGTGGTTGCCTACGGCTAGGGATGACGTAGGCCATCCCGATACGAGGTCGCTTGATTGCACATAGGGAGTGCCGCCCGTTGTGGTTGCCATTACTTCTCCTTATGCTGCCAGTAAGTCGTCAGGTAAGACGACGTTATACCATTGGATGCTTGCGTTGACGTCTCCCCAGATAAGTGTCGGATCTACTGAGATCCATTGTGCCATTGCGTACGAGTATCGAGGGTCCGACAAGCTAAGAGTGAGTACATGCCCTTGGTCTGTGTATTGCTCAGACCATCCTTCTACAATGCCCAAGAATTGTGTTATGGGAGCGGGTTCTGGCAACCCATCAATTAGCACTCGGTCACCGCTAATAAGGCCGAGAATCGCGGTCCGTTGCGGGGCCGTGAGCAAATCAATAAATATCTGTATTTGCTGCAAGTCGTAGCGTGGCTCGGATTGCGCCGTTATAATTGCGCCCGCTCTATTGCTTGCGTCCAAAGGGTCAGAGAGTTGCGTAGGCAAGACAGTTGCCCTTAGCCCGTGTACCGCTTGACTAGCTGCATCCTCAGCGACAATGACGTCTTGGGGGTTAGATGTCCCATAAGTTACCGTGGCGCGGTTTACTACGGCAAGGATATTGTTACGCCATACGGGTTCCCAAATTACCGAATTATTTGTCAGAGTTACCGGCACGGGTGCGGCTGCTGATGCTTGGTATAGGTCGTCCCAGTTATAGAGCGGGTAATCTGCCCAAGTGTCAATGAGATACGCCCAAGTTGCCGGATTGTAATCGTAGCCGCGTCGACTGTAGGACTCGATCCCAATTGTGCCATCTGGCAAGTCATACATGGTTGCGCCGGTTTGAGAGCAAATGTTAGACAACAAAGTCAAAGCCGGTACGGGTTCTGTTGTGGCTGCAATAGGTAGCAGCACCATGAGAGGATCCATGTTGGCTGCATACGCCAAGCCTGTTTCGTCCATAATCTCTATGGTGCGTAAATCTACGGTTTCTTCTACGTATCCTGCCGCGCCCACATTGGCTAGCCCTAGTCTAAAGAAGTTGCCTTGCGCTTGGTAGGTCACGCGGGCTAAGTAGTTACCGTTAGGTGAATCAAGGTGCGTAATCTGTATGTCCGAGACTGTGCCAGTGAAACGTAATGTAGAGGACGCTGTGACGGTAACGCTTGATGAGATGCCGCCGATAATTGTCGGAGAGCCAAGCACCGTAAATTGAGCGCCGCTGGGTTGTGGTGACTGCGTGACGTCGTTACGGCCATGGTCAACCGTGAGTGACCATTCCACATTGTCAAGGTCTACGCTGACCCCACCAATAATGACAGAATCTACAACGTTAGTAATTGCGGTCATGCGAGGACTACCGTGTCTTGGTAACCTGCTCGTGCGTTGCCGTTGGCTAGGATTTGGTTTAGCTGCTGGATTGCTTGCTGATCCGAGACAAGCACACGACGGGTAGTGGCTGCCGCCGCCGCTGCGGCTGCCGCTGCTGTTTTAGCCTTTT